TCTCATGTAGATGCCATCCTAGAATATCTGGCTTTTGTCCTGATAAATAGGTTAACCCAACTAGCTTCCCATCTGAACGAACTGACCAGATAATAGAGACGGGGACACTAGAATAATCCCAATCCGTGATAGTAAACCCATCAAACAAATGTGGGGCCACAATAGAAATGTCTCTAGGTTTGTATTTATCAGTTTCAAATGAATAGTTCATGTCGTACACATGACCACCCATGTCAGCAATAAAAAGAATCGCATCCCCTGATACAATTGGCCTTCTCTCAGAACAACCTACATAACTCTGTGGCCTTAACGCAATAGTTGTAGGAGTAAGAGCATCGGAGTTTTCAGTAAACAAAATCCACTCTGTTGCACTTGTAAATATCACAAGTTTGTCCAAAGGGACTAAATGCCTAATACGATTGAACTGCCTAGAATCAAGAGAGAACTGAATTGCATCATCATCCTGTGAAGGGATTGACTTGCTTAAGTTCGCTCCTGATCCTGCGCGACTCATCCATGTTGTTTGTGGGTTAGAGTTTGTTGCTGAGAATGCTCGCCTTTGGTCGTGATATGAGACAGTAGACGGATAGTTATCGGTTGTCCCAAATGGAGTTTGATTTTCAGGGGGAGACGTCAAAAGATCGGCAGTATAGTTATCATCAACAAATGATGTGTCAGGAGTTTGACCAATGTACCCATGTACTCCATTGTCATCTTTGTAGACGTTATACCGAACCGCTCCGCTTACAGCTCCCCATGAAACTGTGTTTTTGTTGCCAGAAGTAGTTAGATCATTGGTAAGGGAAACCTCTGCTGACGCCACCGATTCCTCTAAAATGTCAGACTCTAATGCTGTGACCACATACTTATAAGTCACTGTTCCAGTCCCAACGGTTGCAGCAACTGAAACACTCCCTGGTGCTGTAATACTTGGGGCAAATGTAATGGCAGATAGAGTCCAGCTAGTTGATCCTAACCTCTTTAGCTCTCTTGGAGCATATGAAGGATGGCAAAGCGTCATTACATCTGCTGATTGCTCATACTGGAGAGAGAACAAGTCAGCGGTTACATATGGAGTCACCAGGGTAAACACCCTTGAAGACGTCCCAGCCGAGCCGTAAGTAGTATAAGCGGAAGAGTTGACGTTCCCATCTTGCAGGTCAGTAATCTCAAATGTGTTAGTGGTTTTGTTTTTTATTTTAAAGTATCTGCCATTTAGCTCAGTCATCCCTACAATAGAGCCAATATATACCTCTTCCCCATTTGAGAACCCGTGGCTACTAGCAGTGATTACGCAAGGGTTGGCTTGCGTTGCTCCTGATACAGTCTTACTTGCTTCTAGTATTGTTGCTCCCTCAGTATGTATCCTCATGTAGAGGTTGCCAAACTCTAAACAATAGGCTTGTTCTGTGTTGAATATGTAGGGAATGATTTTTGTTGAAGCTGAACCTCCGTCCTTGACTTCCTTTACAAACTGGAACCCTTGACGATTAACAAGTGGACCATGTGGAAGAGGGTAGAAGTTTTTGCATTCTGCTAATCCTGTCTGGTAATGATTGAGATCGATGCGGCCAAGCATCTCAGGAGCAATAACCCCACCCCCGAATGACCGTTGATGTATTCTTGCCATGTATGCTTCCCCTAAGTTCTAGCTTTAATCCCACTAGGTTTATAAGTTGTGAGATTTAAGTCTGTTTTGCTTAACAATTTCCCCTGGGACGCGTCAATCGCTTTTGCTTTCCCCATATTTAAGGAGTACTGCTGCATCGATATTTCTTTGATCTTAGCCTCTCTAGTAAGAGGAAGTGCCAAGTATGACGCTAATAACCATGACAAAGCATGAATGAACAAAGGAGGGTACTTGGTTGGGTCAGTGATTATTGCCGTGTACCAAAGCTCTGCTTTGTCAGTATTAGCTAGTATTATAGTACCATGAGTCTCATGGCTTTCAGTTGTATATTGGACTGGGGTGTCATATTTTTCTACTACCATTTGCCGTGCCACAAGATAAGGGTTTGGGACTGTGTACCAATACTCCCATCCAGAAGGAGCATCTCCTGATATTTGAGCTAGGAGTTGACGTCTTTTAGCGAAACCCCAGTCAAACTCAGACAAACATTCATCTCTTGCAATTGGGTAGAACTTCCCACATTGGGCTGCCTCCGCGCTCCCATCAGGAGGAACGATGGCCGTGATCTCAGCTTTGTTCCCAATGTGGCCTAATGCTAGGTTGCAAATATCAACAGCTGATGCCATTTATCTTCTCCGTTTAGGGGACTTCTTTTTTGTTTTATCTAAATCTGGGACAACCTTAGACTCGCCAACAGGCTCTTCCCAAGGATCTTTCTTTGGGTTGTAGATGTTTCCACCAGCTCTAGTCCCCTGGATATTAGAGGTAAAAGGCATAGCATTTTTCTCTGGGGGTAATTCATCATTAACATCAATCATCCAGGAACCACGATCTGATTCTTTCTCTATCTCAAAAATATCTCCAGGACGCCTTCGTTGAGCCCCGTAGTATCCCATTATCTTTGCTTTGACTTTAATTGACACAAATCACCTCTTTTTTTTAGGTTAGACCACCCAGTAAAAGACAGCTGATACTGCCCAGCCAGACATAAACCAGATAAAATTATTCCAATTTATTTTCATGTCAGTTCTCCTTATAAAAAAAAAGGGCGATGGAAGCATGGTAAGTTACAACCACCGCCCTGGAGGAGCAGACGCTACCTAAATAGCGTCAGCGTAAGACTGCCAGCTATACGCCTCTTGATCTGATAGATAAGCATCTACCGTGATCGTTGGCGATGTGCCAGCTAAAACATATTCAGCTCCAATATACCTTAGAACACCGTCACTTGGAACCGCTATTGAGAAGTTGTACCCTGCCACTAATGTTCCAGCGACAATGGCACGACTTGCCAAAACAGTACCCAAAGAAGCCGCAGCACCTGTAGCAACACCAAAGGAATAAGTCTCGTCTGCCGTGGTGAAGTCAGCTGCAACGGTCACATTAAAGTGAACGTATAAAGGTTTACCTGCACCCACTTGCCTTGCGGTTTGGGTAAGGTCTATTACATTTGTTGAATCTGCTGATGCTGTCAATGCCTGGGCATCCGACAGTTCTAATCTTGCATCTACATAGCTCATAACTGATCTCCTATAATTAGGAAGTTTATATTAAGTTTAACCAATCCCAACTAGGAAATGGTTGCTTCTGTACTGGTTAACGCATCACAACGTCTAACTGGAATACCGTCAAAGCTCATAACGTGCTTGCCACCAGCTTGGTCCATCGTAAGATTGACGTTTGTGGTATTAGCAATCTGCCGTCTAAGTGTAGAACGGATTCCGCGATTCATATAGAACGCAGGGCGTCCCTTGCTTGCATTCGGCAATAACTCAATAGCTTGAGCCATGAGGTCAGTAATATCTGCTGAAGACCCAGTTTTATCACCAGTCAATGCAGATTGATCGATGTTGCAGATACGAACTACATATCTCCAATCTCTTACAGAAAGACCACAGTCCCACTTATAGTGAGATCGATAGGCTTCCATGCGTCCAGAGTTGGATCCACCAGAAGCATCCTCTAGTGTAACTTGGCCTTTATCAGAAAACTGAAGGCCAGCTTTTGATCCTTTAGGGTAAATACCATGAACAGTATCACTTCCCCAGGAGATCAACCAGATGGAGTTATTATCAGCACCAGAACCACCACCAAGGATAATATTATCCGCATTGGCAGGACCTGAGTTGTCGTTGAATCTAGGAGCAAACCCAGTAAACTCTTCTGGGGCTGTACCTTCGTTACCATACATAACCGTATTAGCGAACTCTTGACTCATTCCTTCAATGTGAGCACGATCTTCGGTCATACGAAACGCAGAGGTGTTACCATTTAGGTCCGCTAGAGATTTATCAATTTCTGCATAAGCCTCAAGCATACCAGTTGTATCAGTAACCTGCACGTTAGTGCCTTTGTTTGGCGTAACTCCACCATACAATTTACGCCATGTTGGTGTTGGTAAACCTGCTCTGATCGTTGTGCGGTGACCAGTTGGGAGATTCCCCTCAACCCAGACCATATCGTCTAGCATTTCGTTTGTTTCGTTTAAAATCTCAACTATTGTTGCAATCTTTCCATCTGGATCAGTTGCCTTTGCAACATCTGCCAGAGTTGGGTTTGTGACAGCTAAAGTAGCCATAGTTCAATTTCCTTAATCTAAAAGGTTTAATATTAAAACCCCCAGGGATTGAATAAGTCACCATCGGTTGAGCAGTCCCATCAACTGACGTCCTGTCAACTAGAGCCATCCTTGGCCTTGATAGGACTTATTCCTTACTGGAGAATTATTGTTTATCTATGAAGGATGTGTCCCCCCATACATAATGTCCGCATGAGTTTTCTTTTTCTCCATAGGCTTCATATCTCCCTGGACAAAAGAATCTTCGCTCATTGCTTGGTTAACACGGTGAAACACCCGAATCATCGCAGGGTGATTACCCCATCCTGACTCATTCATAAGGGCTTCAACTTCCGACATCTGCTGACCTTTCATTGGGCCTTCTTGATGTAAGACAGCTTTCCCATCCTTACTAACCGCAGGTTGTGAAAATGAGTTCATCGCCTTTCTAGCACCTAACATATTTTCCGATAGACTCGCACCACCAAACTCCTTGTCGCTCATGGCTTCACTAGCCCATTCCTGACGTTGGTTTTCAATGTGGTCATCATAGGAAGATTTTCTCTCCCCTAGAATCTCAAAGTGCTTGTCTACTATCTTTTGTGCAGTTTCTGGGTTGATATTAGAATCCTTAAACAGACCATCAAGCTCTGTTTTCATGGAGTCATTAATCTCAAACCCTTCTGGGACGTTGTACTCTGATACTTGTTGCGGTTGTGCTTCTTTGCTTTCACCGACCTCGCTTGGAGCTTGGTTCTCTTGGGTTTCGGCTGGTTCCACTGTAGCTTCAGCTGTCGTGGTTTCCTGTTCTTCTGACATAAAAATCTCCTAAAAGTTGTCTAACTCCATCAGGGACTGCCTCTGCGACATCCCTGTAAACACTAAGACCTAAAGACCTTCTCCCCTCTTTGAATGCAGTTTCATTGGCGTTGCTAGAATAGGATAGATTAAAGACTCCACTCTTCTCTAACAATTTCAATATAAACCCCCTACCATTTGCCGTGGCCATGACTTGGCGTATATCTTCCAGTTCTTGGTCACGCTTTGATTTACCACCCTCTTGCTTCTTTTTCCTAACATCAGGATCGTATTCGTTCATAATTGTGTAAACTGACTAGCCACATTATCAAGTGCGGAGCCTTCTCCAGATTGTGTTTCAGATAGTTTCTTAGCAGTATCAGCCATTGCTGGCATTTGTGCCATTTGCTGTGCCTTCTGTGCCGCAGCTTCTCTTTGCTCTCGAACTATAGCAACCTGGTCATTAGCAACAATCAATGATGGAGGTATCCCTAGCATATTGCTGTATTCATCAATGATCTCGTCAGCGTTAAGTTTGTCCAGGGCATCTGGCTTAATCGCTGCCATTTGGCCAACTGTACCAACTATTCTGTCAATTGCCCCAATTCCCACAGCCTTTTGAGCCTGGGCTAACATAGAAACGTATTCAATGTTTATGTTCATTCCCTGAAGTTCTTGGGGAGGAGGAGGAAACAAGCCTTCTTCCATTGCAATCATAAAAGCGTTGTCTATTAATGGGTCAAGTAGCTCATTCTGGTTACGCTCTAACACAGGACCTAGTACAAGCAACTTCTCCTCATGTCGTTCTTCAATCTCTCGTGCGGTTATTTGTCTTCGATCAGATGAAGCCATCATCTGGAATAGATCGGTAAAGAAGGAGGAATTGATTCTTCCTCTCACATCCTGGATATCTTCTAGTAGATGCTGTAAGTTTAACTGGACCTCAAAAGCAGAACGTATCCCTCCAGTGGGAGCTGCTGGGTCATAGTAACTAATCCCACCAGGGAGAACATCCTCACTCCCTCTCAGTGCGGTTGGCACTTGTAGAGGAGGGTCAGATTGATAGTCAATCCCCTTGGCTTTCTTTAGCTGGTCATCTTGAAGTTGTAGAATATCACCCAATGCTGTCATCCCTGGACAATCTGAGCCATAAACATCACCGCCTCTTACAATCCACCTTGGTGTAAGCCCTGGGAACTGCTTAAATCCAGATACTCTTAAAGTTCCATTTTCATCTGCATCAGACTCTATGAACACTGACTCAAAAGGGAAATTAATGTTATCAGCTTTAGTCTCATCTCTATTGGCTCTTGGTTGAATTGCATGAACTACCGTATGCCATTCATCTCTAACACCACGATCATGGATAGCTTGCACTGCGCGACTTACATTTTTATGCCCAAACTCCTGGACTAATGGACCTGTCTGCATCTCAAACTCTCTGTAAACAGTATCCACTGTGTAGCGGTTACTTTGTCCAAGGTAAAACTCTCCAACAGTTTGTGGGTAGAGACGTATTAAGTCATCGTGATCTCTAAATAATAAGGCACATCCAGTTCCAAAAGCAGCCATCTCTTCGTATAAACCATGAAGGACTCTATAAGAGTTAGACCGTGCAAAGACATCTCTTAGTGTTTCCGCTGCCTCATCTAGCCATATACGAACAGGTTGGTAACTCATAAGTTCCCTATCGGACAAAGCTAAATTAAACCACTTCCTAGCAGGGGACGACATGCCAGCCATCATCCCAGCAGCCAAAATGCCTAAAGCCCTGGTCCCCGTGGAATCAAGAATGTCAGTGTTTCTTCTTTCACCCCTATTACGATCTTGGAGAAAATATCTCCCTGACCTGGGGAGTAGGTTGTCAGTTATCTTCCCCCAATGAGAAATGTAGCTTTCCCTTTCTAGCTTGAGCCGAGCCAACCGTCTCATGTATGTTGCGTTAGTTTGGACTTCTAAATCTGCCATTGTGCCTCCATGCACTCGTTCCCACGGCATCCTTGCCGCAAGGTTGAAAGGTTAAACCAGTCGGTTACCACCTAAGTTTAGTTCTTCATCACCTACCCCAGTACTCCCAGTAAGCAGAGTGTTTGGTGTTGCTATACCACTTCTTTGTTTTGCTGACTTTATTGCATTAGCAGTGTCTTTGTTAGCATCCTTTCTAGCTGCTTCCACTTTTGATACAGGCATTGCTGGCATGGCAGGAGGCTTTGGCGGCCCTTGAATTGCCTTTACCACACTCAATCCTGTTCCAACTACTGCCATTGCTGCCATTACTCCGACTCCTGTCATTTAAGATGCCTCCTCGCATAGCCAATAGGCTTTTAATAAATTTACATTCTGTTCTGTTATCTGGTCTACTATTTCATCAAGCCACATTGGGTCAGCAGACCTTGGATACGGACCCCAATTCTCGACCACAACTCCAGCTGATTCTATTCCGTCTAAGTTTACTTTACCGATAGCCCCAGTTATAGGACCAAACATAACCATGCGCCTTGCCTTTATGTTCTGAAGAGCTTCAACTCTCCATTTATATCTTGACTCCTCCACAGCTGCTCCTGCTATAACATTCTTAGGCCATTCAATCAAACCTCTAGTAGATAATGACTCCATACGTTCAACCCGTTTGGTCATTACTTCGAACTGATGCCAATCTGCTTGCTTCATCACTTCAAAAACTTCCTGGATGAACTCAACCCTAATCGCTTCGTGGAACAAATCACTCCCTGCTGCAACTAATAGGCTTGTTGGGAGCGTTATTCCCAGTGGTACACCAACCTGGTCCCTACGAACAACTGGATGGTAGTCGATATTAGCTTGCTGTGCTTCCCAAAAAGTTGGGCAGTTGTCGCATCCAGGGCTTAGTCGCTCACAACCATCAATAATATTCCAAGGACGAGCATTCATAGGGTCCATGCTTTATAAACCTGTGGTTTCATAGAAAGAACTAAACCATCTTTACCAGGGGAAAGGACAGCTCCTTTAGTAAAGGACTCTATCCCAACAGACACCCCATTTGACAAACATCCTGCTATCGGGTCTAAAGGGTTTGCTTTCATAAGCACTACATCCCCAGGACTTAATAAACTATGATCTGTTTCAGTCATCCCATATTTAGTTGTTAACTCATCCATAGTCTCAGTGACTGATCCATTAGCAAACTGTTTAAGTAGTCTAAATGCCCCTGTTCTATCACGATACTTATCACGAAACCACTCACCTATGTCAACTCTAGTGATTGACTCAATGGAATCTGCCATAAATAAACAACAATCGTTCTCCCCCCACTTAAATGGGGTTTTAAGTCGCTCCTTAAAGAACTCAACTAGCTTATCTTCCCACTGCTCAACGCGTTTCATTAGCCCCCTAACATTGACTTTCCAGTTGACAAGCCTTGATCCCCAACACCCTGAGCCCCTGTAAGGAGAGTACCACCAAACCCACTAGCCACATTTGCTCCAGCTGTAGTCTTTGTTTGTTTCCTTTTAACTGAAGTCGCAGCGGTTTTCTGTACTGCCTTGATAGGTGCTGGGACTATTGGTGCAGCAACTGGAGCCCTTCCACCACCGCCACCGCACATTAGAACTGATAGTAATTCGAACATCGTTGCGAGCCTCCTTGCTCTAGGTTAATGGGCATCATGCCCCTAGTAATGTTTTCTTCCCTGAATTACCACGGACCAAAAGATCCCCTCTCTTGTCTTTCCCCTGCGTGGATGATCCAGATGTTTGACGTTTACCCTTAGATTTTCCTTTACCTCTAACTTGGCCTGATGGCTTTTTTACTCCGCCAACTCCTACTCCAGGAGATGGAGATTTCCCTGGCTGTATTACTCTGTTACCATAACCATCTAAAGCTCCTCGCTCTTTAGCCTGAGCTATTCTTCCTATCGCATCCATAGGCATGAAAAACATCTGTCTATCTCCTGCCTGATGTTTGCCAAATTGTTTCATATCGTTTGTTACAGGCATTCCATCTATTTTAAAGTTATCAATTTGGTCCAGGTAATGAGTTGTCCCTTCATACCCTGGTCCATAAGGAGCAATTCCGCCACCACACATTATCGTTTACCTGCAAAAGGGTTATACTCTCTACGTTTCTTTGCCATGTCGCTCCTTTTTCCGTTCATTCCTTTAGGGGCTACTGGATAAGCAAAAGTGAGTGCTAAGGCATCAGCCAAATCAGGAGAAGCCAACCCACGTTTTTTCATATCCTCTTTCTTCTCTAATTGTATCTTATTTGTTGGAGTAAATCCATATTCAACACCAATCATGTCATCTACTAGCTCGCGATCTGTAGGTATTGCTCCGTTCTCTAACCAATCTCGCATCTTCCCCCACATCTCAGCGCGTTTATTATTGTATCTTACATCTTCAGCTTTGCTCCCAAAGTTGACCTCAATACAATCAA